AAAACTTTTACATCATCTACTGATGGAGTAGTTTTTACTTTACCTGCAATTTCTATCGGAAGAGTATTTACTTTTGTAAATACAGGAACTGATGGAACTAACACTTTAACTATTAGCCCAAATGCTAATGATGGTATTTTGTACGCTGGATCTTTAACAGATGATAAAGATCTTATTAATACAAAATCTACATCAAAAGTTGGTGACTTTGTAGTATGTGCATCTTTAAACTCAACAACTCATTGGACTATTGTTGATGTGCAAGGTGTATTTGCTAAAGAAGCATAATAAATAATTAGTGTGGGGCTTCGGCCCCACATATTAATTTAAGGAGAAACAAATATGAGTTCAGACCAAAGATTTACAAGAATAACTTCTACTGGACAGGTTAAAACTATTGGTGGAGGATCAACAAATATAGGTCCTTCAAGAATAACTTATATTCAAGCAAAAGGACACGCTAGTGGACAACTTGAATTAAGAAATAGTTCTGATAATTCTGGTGATTTATTATTTATTGCACACTTCGGAACAGAAGGTTTAGATATTTATGTTCCTGGTAACGGTATTAGATTTGATGACACTATTCATGCAACTATATCTGGAACAGGATCTGTTACACTTGGCTACACTGGCTAGGAGGTTAAATGGCTAATACAACTTCTGGAACAACAACTTTTGATAAAACTTTTTCTATTGATGAAATAATAGAAGAAGCTTATGACAGGATTGGTGTATTAGATTACTCCGGTTTTAAATTAAAAACTGCAAGACGTTCTTTAAATATAATGCTTCAAGAATGGGGCAATAGAGGTATTCATTATTGGGAAATAGATGAGTTAGATCTTGATTTAGTAGAGGGACAAGCAGAATATAAATTTTTTAGAGCTAGTTCAGATGGCACAAGTGCTACTTCAACACCGAATGGTGTGTATGGAATATCTGATGTGCTTGAAGCACAGTTAAGAAGTAATAGAACAGCGACAGATCAATCAGATAGTCCAATGACAAAAGTTGATAGATCAACTTACGCTGCTTTTTCAAACAAACTTTCTAAAGGCACACCCAATCAATATTGGGTACAAAGATTTATTGATCATGTTAGCATCAGTATTTATCCAACACCGGACTCAACCAATGCATCAAAAGATATGCATTTTTATTATATAAAAAGAATTCAAGATATAGGAAACTATACAAATGCAACTGACATGCCATTTAGGTTTATACCTTGTATGGTTTCTGGTTTAGCTTATTACCTTTCGATGAAATATGCACCACAATTAGTTCAAGGTATGAAATTAGTTTATGAAGATGAATTCCAAAGAGCACTACAAGAAGATGGTTCAGCTTCAAGTACATTTATTACACCAAAAGCTTATTACCCAGGAACTTAATATGGAACAATACAAAGATTACGTTAAAGCAGTTAGAGAAATAGGAGTTGAACCTTTACCTATTGGAGATTTTGAATCTTTATTAGGTGCTATGGATGTAAGTGATATAATTTCCTTAACTGTAAAAGCAAGTGGCAATGTAGATAAACCTTTAGGTAATTAATGTCTAAGTACGCAACAGGAAAACATGCAAAAGCTATCTCAGATAGATCAGGTATGGAGTTTCCATACCGAGAAATGGTTAGAGAATGGAATGGATCTTTTGTTCACTACACGGAGTTTGAACCAAAACAACCGCAGTTAGAACCAAAACCTATTGGTGGAGATGGTATTTCGTTACTTCATGTTAGAACAGATAGAACAGAACCAATTACAACTGTTATGTTACCACAAGATCCTTTTACAACTTACCAAGCTGGGTCTGGTGTTTTAAATGTTTTTGCACCAGGACATGGTTTAACAAATGGTACAACTTATTTATTTAGAGGTGCACCTACAACATCACCTGGAACAGGTACATCAACTAATCCTGTTTTTGCTTACGCAGCAATTCCAAACTTTGATGGGATTACCGGAGCACAAATAACTCAAGGATCTGGATACGCTATTACAACTGGACTTTTTGATAATGGTGTAAGAGTTACAACAGATTATGCTCTATCTAATTTCTTCTTCTTTACAGTTAATTCAGATACTGCTACAACAGGAAATATAAAAGGAGGAGGTTACGGATGTTCCGTGGGACCTATAACAATATCACCATGATTAAAAAATTTATTAATTGGATTAAAAATATATTTACACCTGAAAAACAGGACCCTCATTTAGAAATGTATGAAGAATTAAGATCCGACAAAACAGATAAAATAAATAAAAAATACAAAAGGGATTCTGAATAATGACATATGCAGAATTAGTAGATAAGATTAGAAACTATACAGAGGTTGATTCAAATGTTTTAACTTCTGCTATTATAAATGGTTTTATTGAAGACGCAGAATTTAGAATCATGAGAGACGTAGATTCTGATCAAAATAGAAGATACGCAACTGCCCCTTTACTTAGCGGTCAAAGATTTATAAATACTCCTCCAGATACTTTAATAGTAAGATCAGCACAAATTGTTGACTCTGATGGTGTGGGTCAAGCAAACAACAGAGATTTTTTAGAATATAGAGATACCAGTTTTATGTCAGAATTTAATTCTGCAGAATCTACAGGGGTTCCTAAATATTATAGTATGTGGGATAACGATACATTAGTTTTTGCCCCGACCCCTAATGCAGGATATACAATTCAAGTAAACTATATCTTGAAAAATCCTGGCTTATCTAGTACTAATACAACCACATATATTAGCACTAATTTTCCAAACGGACTTTTATATGCGTGTTTAGTTGAAGCTTACGGATTTTTAAAAGGTCCCAATGACCTCTTGCAATTATACGAAGGAAAGTATAAACAAGTATTACAAGGCTTCTCAATTGAACAAATGGGAAGAAGACGACGAGATGAATATCAATCTGGTGTTCCTCGAGTCGGAGGAAAATAAGGAGATAAATTATGGCTATAACACAAGCGATTGCAAATGCTTTCAAAAAACAATTACTAGAAGGTGATGCTAATTTTAAATCATCTGGCGGTGATGTTTTTAAACTAGCTCTTTACACTTCTTCAGCAACTCTAAACTCAACTACAACTGCCTACAGTGCAACTAACGAAGTTTCAAACTCAGGACAGTACACAGCAGGCGGAAGTCCGCTAACAGGTCAAAGTGCAAACATTGGAACCGGATCCGGTAAAGGTGTTGCGTTCGTTGACTTCGCTGACTTATCTTTTACAGGTGTAACGTTGACCGCTAGAGGTGCATTAATCTACAATACATCTTCTGCAGTTACTAATGCGGCTGTTGCAGTTTTAGATTTTGGAGGAGACAAAACAGCTACATCAGGAACTTTCACAATTCAGTTTCCAGCAGCAACCACTTCAGCAGCTATATTAAGAATCTCTGGATAGGAGAATAAAGTGGCTTTAGTCATAAATGATAGAGTAAAAGAAACCTCTACCACAACTGGTACAGGTACATTTAGTTTAGCAGGAGCGGTATCAGGCTTTGAATCTTTCGTTGCAGGTATTGGAAATTCTAATACAACTTATTATGCTATTGTTAACGAAAACGGTGAGTTCGAAGTTGGTCTTGGTACAATAACTGATGCTTCACCTGATACTCTATCAAGAGATACAATCATATCTTCATCAAATAGTGACTCTGCAGTAAATTTTTCAGCAGGTACGAAAGATGTATTTTGTACCCTACCTGCATCAAAAGCAGTTGTAAAAGATTCAAATAACGATGTAACTTTACCCGCAGATTTAAATGTTGGTGTTAATTTAGATGTCGATGGCCTTACTACAACAGATGGAATAACTAACGTTGGTAATTTTTCTACAGATGGTGGCACAATAAAACTAGATGGTAATTATCCTGTAGGCTCAGGTAATGTTGCTTTAGGAGATACTGCTTTAGATAGTGGTAGTTTAAGTGGAAATTTTAACACAGCGATTGGAGCTAATGCTTTAACTAATAATACAACTGGAACACAAAATACTGCAATAGGTAGAGTTGCACTTCAAACAAATATTGCAGGTATTTGTAATACAGCAGTTGGACACAATGCTTTAACTACTAATACTTGTTGTTTTAACACTGCTGTTGGTAATGAAGCATTAAGATTAAATAGTACTGGAGAAAATAATACAGCAATAGGTGTAATGTCTTTACAGTGTAATACAACAGCAAGCAATAACGCAGCAGTTGGGGCTAGTGCTTTAAGATGTAACACAACAGGTTGTCAAAACGTAGCATTAGGTAGTTCTGCTTTAAAATTAAATACTACAGCAAATGAAAATACTGCAATTGGTGAAACTGCACTTTGTGCTAATACAACAGGATCAAATAATATTGGTTTAGGTAGAAGTGCAGGGGATGTAACAACAACAGGTTCTAATAATATTAC